AGATCGAGGAAGCGCTCGCTGCACGGATCGTAGACCAGCAGTTTCCGACCGTTGAAGCTGGCGTCCCGTGGCAGTAAAAGCAAAGGCTGGTCTAAGCGGCACCGTCCGCAAGAATCCTGTCCCCAAGACAACCAGCCAAGGGCAAGGGCAGCGGTCCAGGCCGCGACGCCGTGGCCGCAAAAAGCTGCGCGGGCAGGGTCGTTAAACTGATTACATGATCGAGGTCATCGCTGCTATTGCTGGAGCGTCGATCTCCGTTGCCGCGATGGGCGCGATGGGCTTTAGCCGTCGCAACGATGAAGCACGCGAAGCTGTAATCAGACTGACCGCTGCCGTAGAGCATATTGCCACACAGCTAGAGGTGCTGCATACGGACATCAAGGAAGACCGTAAGGAAACTTTTTCACGTCTTAATGGCGTTGAGCAGCGCGTGACTATGCTTGAGGCACGGCCTACACGCTAACCCCGTGGACTTCCTTTCTCATCCCGCCTTCTGGATTATCGTTGCTGCTGCTAGCGAGCTGATCGCCATTAGCCCGCTGAAGAGCAACAGCATTGTGCAGCTGGTGTTTCAGGTACTGAACCTGCTGAAAGCAAAAAAGCGCTGACCTCGTTCGCTATTCGCAAACAGCGATTCGAGGCCCAGTTGCCGGCCAAACTAGACCAAGCCGAAGCGGACTGGCACGCAGCGCAGCCCGTAGGCCCTGAGCCGGTGATTACGCATCACCCAGTAGACGACACACTGCAAACCGGAGATAGCCGCCTGCTTGGCGGTGCAATGGAGATCAAGTCACCATGGTCAAACTGAGCGACCTGTTCCGGTACTACAAGCACGGCACGCCACACCAAATGGCGGCCATCTCTGAATTGGAAGCGGAGCTATTAAAGGTTGCGCCTGCAATCTTGAATAGGGACCAAGCCTGGTACAAAACCTGGCAGCAAGGCGGCAAGCTGCATAATTATGGGCCAGCGATAAAGCTGATAAAAGAGTTTGAGGGCTGCCACCTAAGCGCTTACCCTGATCCGCTTAGCGGCGGCGACCCGTGGACCATCGGCTATGGCACCACCAGGTACAGCGATGGCCGCAAGGTGCAACGCGGCGACAAGATTACAGTTATTGAAGCCAGCAGCCTGCTTGAACTTGAGATAGACCGCATTGCCGCCAAGCTGCGTGCCACGGTGCCGTTTTGGAATGCCATGAGCGGCAACCAGCAATGTGCGCTGATTAGCTTTGCCTACAACCTGGGCAGCGGGTTCTACGGATCCGAAGGATTTGAGACGATCAGCAAACGGCTGAAGGGCAAGGACTGGGCAGGCGTCCCTGATGCGCTGCTGCTGTACCGCAACCCCGGCACCAACGTCGAGGCTGGTTTGCTACGTCGCCGGCAGGCAGAAGGCAGGCTGTGGGTTGGCGATCAGCAGCAGGGAGCAGCCAAACTGACGCCTAGCAGTCCGTTCAGCGCACGGATCACGCCGCACATCCGAATCGGTGAGTTTGCGCTAGACCAAGAGGCACGGCGCTTTGATCACCAGTACCAAGTAGATACCGCAGCTGAGCTGGCAGCATTCCTAGAACGCGCTCGTGGTGCATTTGGCAACAAGCCGCTCATCATCACGTCGGGTTACAGACCAGCAGCCATCAATCGGCAGGTAGGTGGTGCCAGCGGCAGCGAGCACCTATTTAATGCGCCCGGCGTGGGTGCAGTTGACTGGTATATCAACGGCGTGGACATCTATAAGCTGCAGGACTGGTGCGTCAAGCATTGGCCATACAGCACTGGACTAGGCGCACCCAAGGGCTTTATCCATACCGGCATCCGCCAAGGCAGGCCGCGTCTCACTTGGCCTTATTAGACTGCCTGTGTAAGCCGCTACCAACGGCATGGCGATCACGTCTACGCGAGTATCGCCAGAGCTTTTGGAGATACGGATACCGTACAACAGCACCAAGGAAGAAGCAACCTTTCTGCTGCTGTCGGACATCCACCTAGACAACCCAAAGTGCAACCGCAAGCTGCTGCTGCAGCACCTGGATGAGTGCAAAGCGATTGGCGGCCATGCTTTGATGTTTGGCGACGTGCTTTGCCTGATGCAAGGCAAAAAGGATCGGCGCGGCAGCAAAGGCGACATCAGACCAGAGCACCTTGGCGGCAACTACTTTGATCTGGTGTTCCGCGAGTCAGCCGACCTGCTCCGGCCATACGGTGACATGATCCTGATGATGGGCGACGGCAACCACGAGACTGCCGTGCTCAACAATCAAGAGATCGACCCGCTAGAGAACGTGGTGCGGCTGATGCGCAACGATGGCGCGGTCACCGAACACATGGGCTACCAAGGCTTTGTGCGGTTTGCGTTCCGGCAGTCAGCCGGCCGTACACGCCGCTGCACGTTGTTCTTCCACCACGGCGCATGGGGCGGCATCGTCACCAAAGGCACCATGGGCGGCGGCCGGTACGCGCAGATCGCACCTGATGCAGACATCATGCTTAACGGCCACAACCACGAGCGCAGCATTGTGGCACACCCGTGCTACCGCATCGCAGAAAACGGCAAGGCATGGATTGAGCAGCGCTGGCACTTGCAGACCGGCACCTATAAGCAGGAGTTTGGCGCTACAGGCGGCTGGGCGATTGAGCGCATCGTAATGCCTAAGTCACTTGGCGGGATATGGCTAACGCTGCGGCCACGGGAGCGCGGCGGCGTTGACATCTCCTGCAGGCCAACCGTATGAGACAGTACGTCCTTGAGATTGAGTACACCATTGTGGTGGAATCTGAAGACGACGACCCGGAAGAGGTATCGGACAATTTCGTAGCGCGGCTCACTGAGTTAGCGCCGTCCAACGATCACGTCCTGGGCCTCACGGTTCAGGTGTTACCCATCCCGGAACTGCGTGGATCATTTGATTGATGGCTCCAACCTCGTATCAAAACGCAGCGCAAAGCATCAATTTAGACAGCAAATCTTTGAAGCATGGGGCCATACATGCGCGTATTGCGGCGCCCCGGCTGACACGCTAGACCATGTGAAGCCACGCCATAAAGGTGGCGCTACTGTTGCTTGCAATCTTGTACCGGCGTGCAAGAATTGCAACCGTAAGAAAGGCAGCGAGGAATGGCGCGAATGGTTTAGCCGTCAAGATTCGTGGTCTGTTGATCGCGTTCTAAAGATTCAGGATTGGTTGGTTGATTGAGCATCTGATGGTAAAAAATTAGTGCTTGCCACTGCTGCCTGTGCTCTCGGCACATACCGTTGAAGCAAACCCTCCATACATCCTGATAGCGGCTGATTGTTGGTTTCGACATGGCCAAGCGGGGTATTGCTTAATGGGTTGCTCATCAGCATACGAAGGCGGCTAATGCCACGACGCTCTAAGTTTTGCAGCTTGGTGCGGCTGACGCCTGTTTGCTGTTCAAGTTGCGCCCAGGTAACAGGCCGCGCAAGGTTTCTGGCATGGATTACTTGTTTGGTCAACGGGTCTAAGTATTTGTTAAAACAATCCATCAATTCGCGTATCTCTTGCCGGGTTTCTATCAGGTCATTGTCATAGTTAGGGTCAGCAATGTTGTCACCGATGCATGTGGTCTCGGTGTCAGCAACCCGCTGGTCTAGGCTTGTCACTTTATAGGTTTGCTTTAACAAGTATGACAGTTCTTCTACGTCCATATCTAGCGCGTTAGATATTTCGCTCATGGTTGGCTGTCTGCCGATCTTATGGCTTAGATCCTGCATGGTGCGGTTTATCTTGTATAGCATCTCATGCAAACTGGTTGGCAGGCGAATTATGGAGTCATGCTGGATCAATGCCCGCGTAATGCCTTGCCTGATCCACCAATAGGCATAAGTTGAAAACTTGTAACCGCGTGACGGGTCGAATAGCTCAACCGCACGCGCAAGGCCGATATTGCCCTCTTGGATCAAGTCCATCAACTCAAGCGTCTTGTTGCTGCGCTTGTCGTACTTGCGGGCTACATGGACTACAAGCTGCAGGTTGGACTTAATAAACCGTTGCCTAGCGCGTTCACCGCTTCGCAACTCGCGTTGCTCATCACGGGTTAGCTCCCTGTCGCATTGTCTTAATTCTTGCCATCTAATGACACGCCTGCCGAGTTGTATCTCTTGTTGCGGTGTCAGTAGTGGATATTTGGCGATACTGTTGAGGTAGTCTTTGATGCTGTCAGCCATGATGAATCCATTAGTTCACACAATGGAAGCACAGTTCCACGGCGCTGCCAACGCTAACATGTTGCGCCAGCTACATGCAGCAAAAGATTGGAATGCGTTACTTGAGTACAGCTTGCTACTGGCTGAGCAGGAGGCCAGCCAGCGCTCGCAAATTAAGTGGCTAGCTGCCGAGGCGATGCGCTCATGCAGCATCGAGCCTTGGCATTTGGCTGCGGCTCAGGAACTGCTTGGAGGCAGCCACTAGCTTGTCATTGTTGTAATGCCCAACCTGCGCATAGCTCAGCGCTGGCTGCTGGCTCATGCGAAAGAACACCATCTGACCAATCTTGAGCCCTGGGTAAATGGGCAGCGGCTGCAGCTGACGGGCGTTTTTCAGCTCTAGCGTTAGCGTGCTGCCATTCCAGCCGGGATCGGCATAGCCGGCGTGGAGGTTCTCATAGCCCTCCCTGGCGCGGCTTGACTTCAGGAAAAACAGGCCGGCGATATCTTCCGGCATGTAAAAGGTCTCGACCGTCTGGGCCAGCACAAACTGACCAGGCACCAACTCGTATGGATGCTCCACGGTGTAACCGCTGATGTCAAGCGGAATCATCTGGTGCCCTTGGACCGATTCGAGCATGATCAGGTTGCCAAGCCGCAGGTCCAAGCTGGCAGGATTGATCAGCTCTGGGTCATGGCCCTGCACCATCCCCTGAGTGACGATCAGGTCTTCGATTTCGGTGTCAGATAGGATCATTGATGTCGATAACGTGTTTACCAGTGCAGTGCTTAGATGCTGACCATTTCAGGTCATACTTTGAAATTTGAATTTCTGCCGGTTGCTTGGTGTACCAGCGGTGATTACACCCATCGCAGCGGCGACGCCTAACAATCGTACCGTCAGCCAATTGATTGGTCATAACGACATACGTCTGCTGGCATGAGCAGCTAGGGCATCGGACTTGAACTGCTGGCACGTCTAACTCGGCTCATAGCATCGGACCTGAATTGTTTGCATGTATCTTCTAAATCTTGGGCAAGGACGGCAGCCGAACGCAGCAGCGTTGTAAGCGTCACGGGCTTCATGTCACGATCCGTCGCATAGCGAATGGCGTGCCTGAAGCCTTGACTGATGTTGCCGCCGCCGAGTTTGCGGGCAGCTTCAATCTCCTCGCGGCTCATGCGGATGTTCACCGTGTAGTTACGGCCGCGCTGCGTTGGTATGCGCGGGCTAGGCATTGCCCTCTAGTGCCTCCTCCATGTCGCGCTTTACCAAGTCAGCAATGCGCTGCTGGTACAGGCCGGTATAGGTTTCGCAGGTGCGGCCATAGTGGTGATACAACCACTCCAAGTAGTCCTGCCGTTGCTGGTCAGCTATTGGGTTGTTCACTGATAAGCTCCATCAACTCAAGGACATGGGCCGCAAAGGCGGCATGGGTCATCACTGCATGGGTGCCAGGAGGGCGCCCGTAGGACGCCTCCCACCACTCCTTGAATGCAGCTTCAAGGCTAGTTTGGTTCATCAGAATGCAGACTCCTCGCTAGCAGCAGCAGCACGCGGCAGGTATTCAAACCGGGTGACATTCAGCACATGCTTAGAGCGTTTAGCGCCGCTCTCCTTATCCTGCCAGTCCTGACGGCGAATGCCGCCGGTAACCATGATGCTGTCACCTTTTTTGCAGTTGTCGGCAATCATCTGACCGCCTTTACCCCAGACCTCTACGTCAATTGCATTGTTGATGTAGTTGCCGTCTTTATCTTTGCCTTCCTGAATGCCTGCACCAAAGTTGCAAACACAAGTACCGGAATCAAAAAACTTAATTTGCGGCTCGCTAATAATGCGCACGACGCCGGAAGCATACAAACTCATGGGTTGATTGGTGTAATGGAATGGGTCTCTTCAAAGGCCAGTACATCAGGCAGGTTGTACCTGACGCGGGACTGGCCGAGTGGACATCCTAGCCTCGGGACTGTGTAATAGCTAGGCCCTTGGCCGCGTAATCGTTGAGACTTAATGCTGGACGGCTTGAGGCCCCAACGCTCGGCTAGTTGCTCAGTTGTCAGATAACTCATTCTCTTTTTCAAGCATTAGTTGCAAAAGTTGATCGTGCTGCTCTTGGCTGATCTCACCGGCTTCTAGCCGTGCCGCCATACGCGGTTGCAGGTCTTCTAGATCCTGCAGGGTTTTGGCCTTAGCGATGGCTGCCTTACCAGCGGTGAACGTCTTGCTGCTGTCTACCTTGGTGGTAGCAGGCAGCTTGACCTGCTCAGCTGGCGTGACCGTAACAGTCTCGGCTTGGTCCATTTCGTCGGTGCTGTACACACCAGACATGTCGGCAGGGAATGCCTTACGAAGCGCCAGCGCCTCGGAGCACTTGGCAATCATCGCGGCAGGCATCTTGGACCACAGCCCCTGACCGGCGTTGTAGTCAGCAAAGCGGGCAACACCAATAAAAGGATGCTGGCTGCCTTTGCGATGCACGATGGTCTTAGCTGCAGCGGGCGGCTTGCTGGAGAGCCATACATCGCGCCAGTCGCCATCTTCGCCGCACCAGTACGTCTCGCTGCCGTCCAGTTGTCCGGTGCGCTCGGCAATGGCACGCAGGCCATCAATGCCTGCTTGGATGGTCATTTTGCCGCCACGCTTGATGGCGTAGATCTGCTTGCTGAACGGGTCAAGGCCAGTGCGCTGGCACGCATAGGCAAACAGCCGTAGCTCATCATTGCTGCAACCTGGTGCAATGGTGCTGCTAATAAGCTGCGTTTGCTCTGGGGTCCAAAGGGTGATAGCGGTTGACATCAGAACTCGATGGGTGATTGCTGGTTGGCATTAAGTGCCCAGCCGGGCAGGCTGAGCGTTTGGACTGAGGTGTCGCCGTAGCCGGGCCACATGTCAGCGGCCTTGCAGGTGGCGATCACGTCCAGTGCATTATCGCGCATGGTCCGCCCTAATGCCATAGCGGCATGGTCCAGTTCGTAGACGGCGACCGCATACGGCGCAGTCTTTTCCACTGCGATAAACACAAACCGGCCAGCGCCGTGCAGGCCAGTCAGGTAATGCGCTGCTTGGACGTGGTAGGCGAAGGTCGCCACGCTACGGGCAAACGCTGCAGGGCTGGCGTCTTGGCATGTCTTCAGGTCAACGATGGTGCTGCCTTGATACCAGTCTGGGCGGCATTTGCAGCGCAGTCCTGTTGGCAGGTCATCCCACCAGAACGACTGCTCGGCCTTGCCATGAGCGAGCAGCGCTGATGCAGCAGGATGCCGTCGGACGCTATCGGCCATGCAGTTAGCGGTCAGCATGTCGCCGGCCGTTACGGCTTCGATGCCAGCAGTAGCCATCTGCTCAGCCTGTTCCTTGCCTGCTTTGGTGTTGCGTGGCCCGCAGACGCCATAGCGGGATGACAGCTCATCAGGCTCCAGCACGGCGCAATGCACCAAGCTGCCTAGCTTCATCGCTGCTGTCGGTTCAACCGGCAAGCGATGCGGGTCCAGATATCGCGCCCAATAGTGGTAAGGCGATTGCATTACCGCTTTGAGGTGACTGGCGCTGATGGCTGGGTCAGCGTGATAGTCGGCATTAGAGATGGTCATGCTTCCACCCCCTCGCGCAGTTTGCGGTGCAGCCGGCTGCTAGGGCCATAGGTTGCGTAGATCTCCGGGAATGCAAGCAGCAGGCGCTCGCGGTTGATCGGGTCAGCCTTGAGGCCGGCTTCAGCCAAGGCGGTAAAGAAGTTACCGGCATACTGCGCTGCAGTGATGAAAGTCCAGTAGCGGTCTGAGTCGGTCATAGAATTAACGCGGTGTGTTGAGGTGGGGCGGTTGGTGTGGCCGCCCCGTTTTCTTTACGCCAGTGCTAAGCGGACGCGGTAGCGGCTGATGCGCATGTGGTCTGCAATGCGGCGCTGCGTCCAGCCGTAACCACGCAGTCGCTTGGCGCGTTGCTCAGTGGACTCGGTTGCCCAGAGCAGGATGACCAGCGGCAGCAGGAGCAGGGCAAGAATCAGGGTCAGTGTGGTTGTCATTTGCTTAAAGCGGGTGGAATGGTGCCGGGATTGGGTGCGGCTCCCGGTTGGCCGCGTGGGTCAGGCAGACTGCAGTGCAGCCAGTGCATCGTCTTTCGTCATGTATCCAGAGCGATTGCCGTAGCGATCGCAGATTTGCCAGCCATTGTTACGAGAGTCCTCTAATGCTTTAAGGCTCCAATCCGACCGGGCGTAACCGCGCTGCCAGATTTCGGAATCTTTGTCGTAGCCGAATTGAATTAAGTTCATGGGTGGAATGATGGGCTCAGTCGAGCCCGTAGACCCGACATAGGCGGCTGAACTCCGCCATGTCGAATTGAGGATGCGACATCCAGCGGTCAAGGCTGGCGCTCCAGCGGTCCCATGCTTCCATGTCTGACCCGACCGATGCGATGCAGGCCGACTGGCAGCGCACAGCCATGTTGGTGGCGCTGGAGGGGAGCATGGCGAGAGGTGTGCGGGTCATGGGTGGAATCCGTTTGGGACCCCCATATCCTACACCATGTGCCGCCATGGTCAAGCGTGGTGAGGGGAATGGATGAGGTCAGGTAACGCCCGACCCCCGAGGCGACCGACCTGCGTCGTCGGCGGGACTATCTCCGGCCCCTGCATCCGGCTTATGGGTGGTGATCAGCCTTCGTCGCTGACGGGACTAACTCCGGGCCATGCATCCGGCTTGTGGCTGGAGGAATACTACCACCGTGGTCAACCATGGTCAACCGTTGGGCATCCTCAACGCTGCGTGCCACACCAGCGATACCGCCTGCTGCCTGCACCGCATCAAGCCACTGCTGCTGCTCTAGCCTGAGCCTGCCGGTTGGGGTCTTGACCTCGATGCTGGTGAACACGGCGATGCGCTGTCCGACCATCTCCTGAGTGACCGTGCGCGTTGTCCAGCCGATCAGGTCAGCACTGCCTTTGCACAGGCCGAACTGCACAGGGCGGCCATGCTGGTCGCGCAGGGTGCCGGTGTTATTGCGGAAGACCTTGGTATCACCGTGGCTGATGGCTAGCCGGATCTCCTGCTGGATGCGCTGCTCGCTCACTGCTCATGCTTGCGATGGCCATGGGTAGATCATGCCTAAGCCAAACGTAAAACTCGTCCGCAGTCATGTCGCCCTTGAGCATATTGACAGATGAATGGCACCAAACAAGGTTGTCTGGATGAAAAACCTTGGCAGGTCCAAATGCCGACGCTCTTGAAACTGGAAGCATGTGATCCAATCCAGCAGTGGCACCTATTTCAATTTGCAGGCCAGTGTAAAAACATTTGCCGGTCCATTTATTTTTGATGTCATCTCGCCACTGCTTGCGCACAGCGATACAAAATTGATCGACATAGCATGATCCTCGCTTTGCGGTGCTTCCAGGCATTTTGCGCCTGCGATCAAACTTAAATGCTTCTTGAATGACTGAATCCATTTGACAATCAGCGCATTGCTTGCGCTGTACCAATGCTGGCCTTTTGTAGCATTTTGTGCACATGCCGAGTTGCTTGCAGTGATCTCGGCGTTTTTTTGAATACTCAGCTTGATTCCAAGTCATAGTCCGTGCCTTTTAGCTAGACGTGCCTGATACACCCGCTCTGCCCAGCCGCGTTTGTAGCCGCGTTGCTGCGCCAGCTTGCGGAGGTCTTCGAGGGACTGGGCTGTGCCCTGCTCGCGTTTGCGCTCGCGTGTGGTTAGCTCCTGCAGTTCACCCTCGACCACCTTTAGCTCCCTGGTCTCCTGCGGTGCAAACACATGCCCGCAGTCAGAGCACACTTGCGCGGTGCTCATGCTGGTGCTGAAGCACACGGGGCACACCTTGACGCTGGGCGATTGGTCGCGGTCGCGTTTGCGGGCACCGTCCAGTGTCCAGTCGCGGTCTTCTAGGTGATGGCCTAGCCGCAACGTGTTGCCCACATGGTCCAGCACCACAGCGGTTTTGCCATGGCTTGGCCTCAGGCAGCGACCGATCATCTGCAGGTGCAAGCTGACCGACTGAGTTGGCCTGAGGAGAATGCACCCGCCGACGCTGGGCACGTCTACACCCTCACCGATAAGGCTGCAGGATGTGAGCACCTTGATGCGACCAGTGCCCAGCGCTGTTAACAGGTCTCTGCGCTGGTCGGCGGTCATGGTGCCATCAATGCTGGCGGCTGGGATGCCCTGGCTCATGAATAGCGCCGCAACCGCTTCGGCATGCGCCACTGAGCAGCAGAAGGCAATAGCGGTCTGACCTGTTAGATGCTTGCGGTAGTGGCTAACGCAGTCGCCCATGATGGTCCCGACGCGCTCCTCTGCTTGCTTGGCGTCAAAGTCACCCATGCGCTTGCGCAGGCCAGCAGTATCGAACCCCGGTGGTGCCAGCACACGAGCACTGGCGAGGTAGCCGTTGTCGGTCAGCCACGCAGCGCTGGGGCCCTGCACCATGGCCTGGTAGTGGTCGCCAAGCCCACGACCGTCGCCACGGCATGGCGTCGCTGTCACTCCTAAAACGTGCGCTATTTGGAAATGGCGAATGACCGTTGCCCACTGGCCTGCATTGGTGTGGTGTGCCTCGTCCACCACCAAGAGCTGAAAGAACTCCCCCGGCAGTTTGTGCAGCCTCCGGGCAAGGGTCTGGACTGAAGCAACC